TATCCTTTATTTGAAGAATGTAAATTTACAAACTCAAAAGTTGGAATACTTTGTACACCATCTATACTATCTAAATCTGATACAATAGAAGAAATATTTAATGGCCCGTTGATTTGCATTCTATCATTATGTAACAATATTTTTAATCGAGCAATACATTTTAGAACAATTTCATTTGAATTTACATTTGGCTTAGGAATAACTTCAAAATTAATACCTAAGTTGATAATAAATGCCGACTTAATATTAAGTGCATCAGTTAACATTCTGTATTGTGATAAATATGTTCTAAGATTTTCTAGTAAAGCTTGATTGCTATCAGTAAAATGTCCATCAGCATTTTGTGCCAATATATATAGATTCAGTGCATATGGATTTGATATAGTTTCGGCCGGATATGTTTTATCTGCAGTATTAATCTGCGAATCTCCTACTATATATGCCTTTGCAACCGTACCAAATCTTGAAGGTAATGAATATACTCTAGAGATATAATCTTCTCTTGTGATTGCTCTATTCTGTGCTGCAAATGTCGACATTGCATTTTGTCTTATAGAATCTAAATCTTGTCTTGCTCGAGCTCCTACTGCAGGTTCATTATTAACAACTGCCAAAGAAGCTTTAGTTGAACTAAGGTCTACTAATCCCGTTTCATTCAGATAACTTACACTAGTAACACTCACTATTGAACTAATTCCAACATTTTCCTCTACACGGCCTCCGTATGAATATTTAATTGTCAATGTTGTATTAGATGGTGCTATACCATATGTACTAGTATATAAAAAGTTTGTTGGATCTACATTTGATGTTGTAGTACGTCTTAGGTATTCTAACCCATGTCCAACATTTTTAGGATTAGGAATAATTTCTTCATCTGCATCAGAAGACACTCCAGAGCCAAATAATAATTCAACTCTATTATCATCTCTCACTCTAGATACAAATCTTCTAGCAGTTTTTCTTAGTTTTAATATATAAGGCACTGTTGATCGATATGCCGATAATTCTGGATCATTGAATGGTATATTTGCAACATCTTCAAAAATTGTATCTTGTGCTAGATAATCTGTTTCGTACCAAGTATTACCAGCACTATCCGAACAACTTATAACATCTATAATATTTGTATCAGGCAATATAATTTTATCATATGGCTTAGGATCTACAAACGAAAAAGTAGATGACTTAATTGTACCGGAGATAACCTTAACTTGCTTTTTAAGAAGATATCGTACTACATTACCCGATACATCAATTTCATATACTGTAACTTCTGGGTCTTGAGAAAAATCTATAGACTCTTCCGTATGAAATGTAATATTATCTTCCGTAGATACTTCCATTCCGGAAGCAATTGTTAACGCATATGCCATATCCGGTGCTGCATTTGCTCCTGTACCTTTTGCTGGTACTAAATGAAATACATCTAATGTACAAGTTGCTGGCGCATTCAATCTAGGCTTATACCCAAATAATTGTGACAACATTAAAATATTAGAAGATTCTTCGGCAGTTGATAATAAAGATTCTTTAAAAGAATTATCAGTATAATATGATAATACATCTCCTACATATGAAGACATTTCCATAAACATCATACCCGGGGATGATTCATTAAAATCTTGATATGTATCCGGAAAATAATTCTTTGCAAAGTTTATTAAATTTTGTCTAAACTGAGCAAAATCTTTATTTAAGTATTTTACATCTTTCTTAACTAAGTTTGCCATAAGTTAACCCTTCTCTTTAATTCTTAATAAGACCCTCCCAGGCCTGTGTTAAATGCTGTACTACCTCCAAATGTTCCGACTTGGTCTAATATCTCACCACGTTCAACAGAATCAACTTGTAATGAATTTTCACTCGCCAACACATTAATGACAATATTAGCACTAATTGAATCAATTCTAAATGATAATCTTAAACTTATTGTATGGCGGTCTCGTGATGATGCAATTTCAATATCTAATAATTTAACATATGGTAACCAATATTTTATATCTTCCTCCATTGTTTCTTTTAACAACTCTCTAACATCATCTGTATTATTTTCAAACAACACAGAAGATATATTTGTCCCAAAATTTGGTTGCATATAACGTTGTCCTTTTGTAGTTAAAAGTAAATTTGTAAGATTTGATAAAACAGCCTCTTCAGTTGTATAAGAAGATTCAAATACACCTTTGCCAGAAACTGCCGAACTATTATATGTGTCTGCAACTGACTTGCCCTTCGCGTCTTTATTAAGAGGTAATAATATACCTAATGCAGTATCGCCATTTTCTTTTGGTTTATATTGGTATATTGGACGAGCCATTTATTACATTCCCTTTTTCTTATCAATTGCCTTCATCAATGCCGAATAATCTTTCGTCATCGCATTTACTGTAGTTGCAACTGCTTCATTATTCATATCAATTCTTTCTCCATTAATTCCTTTTGTTGCAAGTGGAGTATTAGAACTTTGCATACCAAATGCTTCTGCCATATCAGATCTAAAATTCATCGAATTCCATTCTTCTGGTGGAGTTGATGCCGTTTCATTTAATATATCATTCAACGCTGCATTTTTTGTATATTGTTTTTTCATAACCGGTTGTTTAGGTTTCTTAGGAGTATCTAATACCTCCTGAAGATTAATATCATGTTTCTTGATATTCACTTCATTTAGTATAGGTTTTAGTTCTTTAACAATAACGTTACGAACCTCTTCCCTAATTACCTTACGTAATAACTTTACGAATCCTTGTGTTTTCATAGTAATTCCCTTTTTAATAAATATGTCTAAACCGGTGAAATGGCCGGCCTAATATCTAGCCTTCATTCATCTGTCTGAAGAATTCATCTGTCTCCAATCTTCCATTAAGATTTGTATCTTCGAGATCACGTGCTTGTGCTTGAGCCTTTGATAATCTATCATTAATATCATTTTGATCTAATTCATCAAGTATCGATGCTGGCAGTATAGGTATATTCCATGTTGGTATAGGAATACTTAACGGATTAAATACAGAACGACCTAATGTATAATTAGCTAAGATTGCATACGATAATGCTTTAGCCATATCACTTACCGTACCTTTGTTCTTTGTTATAATTTCAAATAGTTGCTTAATGCCTGTAATAGGCGGTGGTGCAGTACCTGTAAACAAAAACACTGCCATGCCCTGTGCATTTGCATCGGCAAAGGCATTTATTGCATCTTCTATTCCTTTTGTTTTATCCATCGCCGGGGCGCTATCGTATACTGCTGTTGCTATAGGTATTCCTGTTATTATTCCTATCGTTGGCGGAAGGATGCCTTTTGAAAACTCAGATAACGCTTTAGCCAATCCCTTTCCAGACATAGGTGCTTCTGGAGATCCTAATAATGATGCTAAATCTGCTTCTAATTGTGTACGCTTAGGTCCTAATGGCATTACTGTTTCATTTTTTGGATTATACTTTTGATTCCTTCAATACGAGTTCTTATCGATGATGTAGTTATTGCATTAGTTATTGCTGCAGCATTGGTTGCGGCAAAGGCTGCTGTATTTAAAGGAGGACCAGACGGACCCACTCCTGTCGGATGTATAGATGTTGCAGAATTAATTCCTAATGCGGCAATCTCTATATGTGCCATTTCTAAATTTTGATTTTGTTTAATAACTTCTTCAATCAACTTTAACATTTGAGTAAAAAACTCGTCCATATCAGTTTGCCAAGATGGGGTAGCAATCTTGACATCTTTTTTAGATATCAATAATACTTCATCTTTACGAGCATCAAATACTAATCTATCAGAACCTATTATTACTTGGCCCAATTTATAATCATTTAATGATTTTACCGACTTACCTACCTTTCTTTGAGAGAATTTGAGTGTATTGAAATATTGAGTAGATGTGAGATAAATAAATGATGCATCGTTTTTTGGACTTTCTATAGTATAATACTTCTCACTACTTTTGCCAGTAACAGATCCTAATATACCACATGTGAGAGATACAAATGGGTCGCCTGCTGTTTCACCTTTCCAAAAAGGGTCATTTTGATATTGAATCAAACCATCTATATGTGTAGATGAAAATCGTAATAAACTACCGAATCGATCGGCATATAATGTATCTCCCTGAAATGGTTGTATAGAAACAATATCCTTTTCTGTAAAGCTTATTTGTTCTGGCTTCTTACCTACACCTGTTTTAGTAATAGGACTAGCAGGGTCGGTCGTTTCTTCTGTCTTTTTGTCTTGCAAGAAAGGCAACAATGAATTATTAATATTTCCATGAGCATTAACTATAGAAGTATAATACCACTTATTTTGATCACGTGCTGTAGAATCGCCTGCAGGCAGACTCATGCATATAACTTGTTCTCCATATAAAGGAACTGGTGTACGTAGTGGGTCTGCAGGATATGCATAATCTTCAACACCTAAAAATCTTACACGAATAGTACCTTGTGGTAAAGGGTTTCCTTTAAGGTCTTTAGTCTCCTTGAACTGGGTCGGTAACCATGTCTCTAGTACCTGACCTATTTCCGTTTTTATCGATGCCATTGGCTACCTCTGTTTCTGGTTTTAATTTTTCTATCTCTGCTTCTGCCTCTTCCAATAAACGTGCTCTTTCTTCATCTGTTAATCCGTACTCATTACCCTCATCATCTTTACCAGATGCTGATACTAGTCGTTGACATACTGCAGCTAATTTAACTAACGCATCATCATTCTTAACAGATACTTCTAGATAGTCTTTGATCATAGGAACTATGACAGTAGCATCACCAGTATTCTTAATCATAGGCTCTAGGCTTTTGATTAAAGTATCAATCTGTCTAGATTTCTTTTTTGAATTATGATAAATATCCTTCATCAAATCAGAAAAATTAGTCCCCTTAAAAAGTTCGAATTCTGTACTCATATAATAGTTCCTTTATTATAAATATAAAGAACTACTAATTTAGATTAGGATATCTTGTTTGCATTAACAATAAACCCAGATTTAGAATATACTCCGTACATCTTAGCATAATCTCGTTTCATTACATTAATAACTTTAGTAATATTTTGAGTCTTAAGTCCTGTTCTTTCTCTTATCAAAATATACAATGCTTTCTTATTAAAGTTCTCAATATTATCTCGCATTCTAAATAACTCTAATATTGTATCTGCTACAATAATATCTCGTTTGTTAGAAAATATATAATTAAGATTTTCATCATACCATTCACACCATTGGTTTGTAAAATCTCTTAAAGATTCTTGATGTTCGTTCAAAGAAATTTCACCTTGAATATTTCTATTTTCATCGACAGCTGTTAAATCAGACCTTTGTTTTAGTTTAGCATAATTAGCATTATTTTGAATAATAAGATAATTTTTAGCTACAATAGAAAAATATGAGAATGCCTTTCCTTTGCCTTCTTTAAATTTACCTATTTTTTCTGTTAGGAACGCAACTACCTCAGCTTTAATATCTTCATAAGGGACATCGAAATAACTAAATCTAAACGTATAATATATATTCTCTACTAACTTGTTAAATGGGTAGTTAATATACTCACGAAATACTTTATTTCTTTTTGCAAACGAAGGTTCAAAGTTATATGCAATAATTGCCTGGTCTGTTATATAAGTAAAATATTGTTTTTTACTAGGCTTTCTTCCTCTACGTTTTTTAGGACCATTTTCTTCTAGATCTTTCATTTCTGCTGCATGCCATATATAGAACTTATCTACCGAACTTAAACCCTCCCCTTCTATTTTATCTAGTATTTCCATTAAAATCCCTTATTTAATTCATCATATATATCACGTAATTCTTTGAATGCAAATCCTGTCTCATCATCTGCTTCAAATGATCCTAACATATCAATCTGTTTTAGTTGAGAATTAGATTGTCCTACTCTAGTCTTTAAACTTTGAAAGAACGTATAATATTCGGTATTTGAATTTTCTAATTCTTCTACATATTCTGCAGAAGCTTCTTGTTTACGTAATTGATTGATATTAACAAAAATTGATATTGCTAATATTACTGATAATATTATAATTGTTGTCATATTATTTATCTCCAAATAAATCTTTAAACATCTCTTTAGCATTTACATTATCTGTTGTATTTGATAATGCCTTTTTTGCATATTGTTTTTTGATAGGCGCTGATTGTGCCGGCTTCCCTTTATACCACATTTCAAATTCTATTCTAGCTGCCATTGCATCTGCTTGGTGCATAACATATCCTAAATTAGTTTTTAGTTTGGAATCTGCTGTTCTGGACATGAAATATGGTTTATTACTTTCATCATATAATCCGTCTGTTAACTTTATACCTAACATTTCGTTCCAAGTGATACTAATGTTATAATGTTGCAATAACCAAATAGATAGGTCATTTACGAGGCTAAAAGGATTGTTAGGATTAATCTTATACATACGTCCTTGATTCTTTCTATGCCATTCAGAATCATTAGGAATATATACTTCATTACCTTCTCCCGGAAACCCCATTTTACCTATATCATGGTTTAATGCAACGAATACTAATTCTTCTTCAGTATAGCCTGACATATCTGCTCCCATTTCAGTCCATAATGAATAAACCTTTTTTGCACACTTAATAACTCTTAAAACATGGTCTACATAACCACCTTCAAATGCATTATGATAATGATCAAAACTAGATGCAGGTTGTACAGACATTCTATCTTCTAAATCTGTATACATTGCTTTTAAGTTATCCTTTCTTTCGCCTGTAAAATTATCGTCAATAACTTTAATAAGGTCTTCCCAATTTTGTACTATTTGTTCTGCTGTTAATTTCATAATTTCTATTTTATATTATTTGGTCTATTACTCCAATTTCTAATAACTCTTCTGCCGTAAGAAACATATCATTTCTCATTCTTTCTCTCCACCAATCTGCTTCTTTATTTGTTTTTTCTGCTAACATGCCATATATAAGAGTTTCTAGATTTTTAACATTATCTAGATAAGCTGTTATATCACTCATCTTACCTCCCATAAAACTAGATGATTGATGAAACATTACTGTTGAACGTTTACTCATCATTCTATTACCAGTACCACATGCTAATATAACTGCTGCAGCACTCATGGCTCTACCTCTACATATAGTATTTACTTTAACATCTAAAGATTCTATATAATCAATAATACCAAACATTTCATATACATCTCCTCCTGGACTGTTAATCATTAAATTAACTGGCGATGACTTGTCTTTTCTATGTTGTAATAAACTCCTCATTCGAATGATGAAATCTGTTAATGTTGTATCATTGATTTCATCATTAATAAAGATTACAGAATCTTCATAATCTAATAATGTTCCTAACTGATTATGTAATGCTTCATATAACTTGCCTTGTGGTTCTTCAACAATCAAAGGCTCTTTAGGATCTTGTTCTTCGTATATACTCATATCTTTTTTTTATTTATACTTAATATAATAAAAAAATATCGTACGTCAAAAGATTATCGTATCTTTTTCAACTGTCTCTCTAACTTCTTCATTTGAGAATTGCCCGACTTAATATCTTTTTTGAATTTAGCCTTCTTTAATTGCCCTCTTACTAAAGCCATTTGTTCATTTATCTTATCTCGTAACTCACTTTTTTCTAGTTTAGATAATTTCTTTTTAGGTGATTGATCAATCTTAGTCGGTTCTATAGTTCCTTTTAGATTAGGCTGTTCTTTTCCTTTATGAAATACATTGCCTTGTGGGTCTACAAACTCTTTCATAAACTGCCAACCTCTTGGCCGGCCTTTTGATACATAACCACCTTTCATTTCCGGCGGGCCTACCGTTTTAGATACACACTTATAACATAATACTGCTGTTGTATCATGATTAACTTCTGACCATTCATTACATCTAGGCTTATCTCCTAAGAATTGCCATGCCCAATATGATTGTTCTGGAATACTATTCCTACATATCATATATGTCTTATTACCTTTTTTTCTTGTTCTAAACGAATGTAAAACTTTTTTCTTTGCCATATTTAATTTATTTGGTTACCAATAACTTTTTTTGCCCGGGCCTTGTTTTGGTGCAGGCTTTTCTTTGTAAATATCTTCTTTTGCTTTCTCTTGTAACTTATCCTGATTTTCTTTTATACGATTCTTAAGATCATTAAATGATTTTTCTTTAGTATTAGTAGTTGCTAATATCTGTTCATTCTTTTTTATCATCTCTTCTTGATCATAATGTAATCCATCATTTCCATTTTGGCCTATTACATTTATTCTTTTCTCATCTTCATCTGTATACAATTCTTTTGTAACAAGTTCTTTTGGTTTGATTTGTGTAAATGCCATATTTGCTGCTACAACTAATGCAATTGCTAGTGGATCGAATACAAATATAATAAGTAGTAAGAACCAATTAACAATTGTATTCATGTCCTGGCCTGTAGTTTCTGCTAAATATTTAAGTGGACCTAATTCCCTTTGATCCTCATTATCTATTTGTTTATCTAGAATACTTATATCTGTTTTAGTTATAGAATCTTCGATTGCTGCTAACTTATCATTTACAATATTTCGATCGCCTAATGTTCTGGCTAACTCATCTTGCAATGCCCTTCTACTAGACGATGATGTTGTTGTTATTAATTGTCCACTTTCTTTATCAACATATTGAACCTGTGCAGGATTCGAAAGAGATATTCTTAAATCAGATATAGACTTTGTTAAGCCTTCCTTTTCATATTTAAGATCTTGTTTATTCTCTTCAAACCTAATTTGTTTCTGTTGTAATATTGCCAATGATTTATCAAGTAACTCCGATTGGGTCGCAGTTGATTGATAAGCTCCAGATAGAAATCCATAAATACCTCCGGATGTTATAATCATAAGTATTAGTGTAGCAATAGATAAATACAATCTTAACGCTTTATTTATCGTATCCCAGTACTGATATAATAAAGATGCAACAACTAGTTTAGCAAATTCTAAAGAACCTGCCATTATTATTACTTGCAAACTAGCGCCCGCAAATAACTTACTTAATCCGAATACAGAATAAAATGCTGCACTACCAGATACTGACAATGCTGCCAATCCTATTACTATTGGAAAAAGTTTCTTTTTCATTTTAACTCCCCGATACTCTATCTGTAATCGTAGCTAGTTTTTGACGAATATTTGCAAATCGAGTTCTTACATCGATTGGATCTAATGGCATATTTCTTTCAACTGATTGATTCATGATCATAATCATGTTATCAACTTCATCCAATAATCTTAATACATTGTCCTTGTCTTTCATAGTAAAACTTCTTTTTTATTATTATTTTTATACGCATAAATATTGCGATATTCTAAAAGTGCCAACTCTTTGGCTTTAGCTTCTATTACAATATCAATATTTAGCCCATACGTTTTAATTTCATCACGTATATAATCTGAATGAGCTTGTGCTCTAATCGTAGGGTCTTGAAATTCTCTTGCTCTACTTTCTGAATAATGTGTACATTGTCTAACATTTTCAGGCCATGTAGTTGCGGCTAATTTTAATGCTTGTTCTTCTGATAATTCATCTGGGTGGAATGTATGATGATGGTAATCGAATGTTATTGGGATACCTATTTCTTTATGAAAATATTCATATAACATTTTTGTCGACCACATACTAGGCTTATCATCATTTTCTAATACTAATCGTTTCTTACAATTATCAGATAATCTATG